CGGTCGATCGAGATGACCTTGCGGGCCGGCTCGATGACGGTGCCGTCCGCGATCGTGACGCCGTCGATGCGGAGCCCGATGCGGTAGTTGACCGTCGAGACAACGCTGATGACGGTCTGTGCGGCGGCCTCGTTGGCCGACAGCGCGGAGAGGACGCCGTTGCCGGTGCCCCACGCCTGGCGGTTGAGGTTCATCTTGGCGCCCGTGGTGGTGCGCTTGAGCTTCTCCGTCATCGGAGCCTCGAACTCCGCCTCGCTGCGCTCGGCAGCGCTGATGAGCTGGCCCGTCAGGTCGAAGCCGGAGTAGTGGAAGCGCATCGGCTCGACGGCCGTCGCGTAGTCGTCATCCTCGGACACCGGCAGCGAGTCGTTCTCGTTGCGCGAGCCGCCCGGCGAGGCGTAGCCCATGAAGAGGCGGTAGCGGGCCGTGTTCTCCGACATGCGGACGTTCTTGCTGTTGGCCATGATGCCCTTGAACCCGGTGGGGTTCGAGTCGGCCTCGTTGGAGTCCGTGCCGGCGCCACTGTTGGAGCCGTAGAGCAGTACCGCGCCCTTGTGGCACGTGTCGCGCACGGCGCCAATGCCGCGCTGCAGGACGACGCCCATCGTTGCTGTATCAGCCATGTGGTTCCCTCCTAAAGGGGGTGCTGCGGGTGTGCAGGAAGGAGGCGCTGGGGTCGCGTGCGGCGGGTGCCGTGCTTCGTCGGCCTCTTATGTCGGGCGCCGTGGGCTATTAGCCTGGCTTATGTCCCGCCATAGTACAACGAAAACGAGCCCCGCTTGCGCGGGGCTCGTGGTCGGCAGCGGTTGCGCTGCGGCAAGAGACGTCAGTGTGGCCGTCGGCGGGCGCCTGAAGCGCGCGTGCTAGCCGGGGCGAAAGGCTCGTCTGCGGTGCAGCCTACTACCTCCCGCGCGCGGAGTCAAACAGGGCGGAGCCCAGCTCGTCCAGCGTCAGCGCCGCCTTGGCCACGGGCGTGCCGCCGCCGCCGCCGGTCAGCGTTGCGGGGGGCGTCGGGATGGCGGGGTCCTCCACAACGCCGGCGGCAGGCGGTGGGAAGTGCTTGTTCCAGAGCGCCAGCGCCCCCTCGATGTCGCCGGCCTTCTCGACGTAGAAGTGGAAGCTATCCGCCACCACGTGCGGGTTGGCCTCCACGAGCGTGTCGACCTCCTTGAGATACGAGGCCAGCGCCTCCTCCTCGTCGCGGGCCTTCGCCCGGTCCAGCGCTGCGCGATCCTCCGGCGCCAGTGCCGCGTGCGGGGCAGCCACCTCCTCGGCGGCCTCCGCCGGGGTAACCCCCTCAGCGATAAGCGCCAGGAACTTGGTGGCGGCCTCCGGGCTATACGTCTGCTCGATGGCGTCACGCAACACGCTGTCCGGGTCCTCCTGCAGGTCCTCGAACCACGCGGCCTTCTCGGCGAGCTCGGCGCGGTCCTGCTCCAGCTTGGTGACGTAGGGCTGACGCTTGGTCGCGATGTAGCTGTCGACCTTCGTGCGCACGTCCTCGGGCTGGTCGGCGAAGAACTCGTCGAGTTCCTTGCGCCACGGTGTCGCGGGGGGCGCCTCCACGACGGGGGTGACCTCCGTCGCCGCCGGGGCGGCCGACTCCTCCACCTGCTGCGTCGGATCTACGCCCATGCGGCACCCCGGCCTTCCGGCTTCGGCGCGTTGCGGGCTTCGGCGGCGATGCCAGCCATGTTCGTCGGCAGCTTCGGCGGCAGGTCGTCCGGGGTGCTGTCGTCGTGGTGCTTGCAGAGCGGCGCCAGAGCGGCGTTCGCGGCGCACAACGCCGCCGCGATCTTGTCCGGGCCGAGCTCCTTCAAGTACTCGGCCATCTTCTTCGGGTCCGGCGTCATTCGGTTGTTGCCTCCTCGTGCCCGTCCGTGACGGGTGGGGTTGCGATTGCCTGCGGGTCTACTGCAGTCTCCGGCGCCGCAGCGGCGCCGATCTCGGCAAGAGTGGCCTGCTCGTTGGCGAACTTCTTAGCCTCGAGCACCTCCATCTTCTCGTGCGTGTCGATGTGGTGCGCCGCCTTGGACCGGACGTCGTCGCTGGCGGCGTCGAAGTCCGCCGTCTTGCGCCAGGCGTTATGCTCGCGGATGTGGACCGCGTGGTCCTCCCACGTGTTCGCTGTGCACGCGATGCCTTGGGACAGGAGGATGTTCTCGTTGGTCGCCCAGCGAACGTCCTGCTCGACGTCCGAGCCCGCGCCCGAGTAGGGCAGCTCCAGCAGCTCGCACATGCGACGGGGGTCCGTGATGATCTGCGCGTTCCACAGCGACAGGTAGTACTCGTTCTTGGCGGCCTGCGTGCGCGGCACGGCGGGGGCGCTGATGACCCGCACCGTGTGGCGGCCGGCGCTAGCCCCCTTCCACTGCGACACCTCCGGCGTGCCGTCGCGCGTGTACGTGACGGCGACGGCCTTGGCCGGAACGAACTGGCGCGCGAGGTCCAGCAGTTGCGTGCAGCCCTCCGCCACGCCCGTGTCGATCGTGCCGACCAGCACGGCGAGGCGGGTCAGGTCTTCGTCGCGCAGCAGCTCGAGCGCCTTGGCGGAGTCCACGCGGCCGGGGGCGTCGCCCTGCGACACCGCGTGCAGACCGGCGATGTCCTCCAGCTCCGTGCGCAGCAGGGCGATGAGGCCGTTGTCGGCCATCGCCGCGGGCTGCAAGTACTCCAGCTTCAGCGTGCCGCCGCGCGTGTCGCCCACCAGGAACTCGTTGGGTGCGTCCGTCGGCGGGTGGTTCAGGCTGTCGACGAGCTCCGAGTCCCCGAACAGTTTGGGGCTGGCGAACGCCTTGGTGCTTGCGACGTTCTGGCTGAGCCCCGCGTTCAGCGCCATCTGTCCGGGGCGCAGGAACTTGGTGACGGCGTGGAAGTAGGGAACGCCCGGCATCGGCACGTTGCCGTAGATCGTGAACGGCAGGCGCTTGTGGTCGTACGGGTGATCCTGAGGGGCCTCCAGGACGCGGCCGTTGCCCGTCCACACGGCGTAGCGCCCGCCGGGGTGCTTGCGCGTGGGGCGCATCCACAACTCGTGCACGGAGACGCCGGATAGCGCCGGCGCGTAACCCATGCTGGCGAGGATGTCCGAGCGCAACGCGTCGACCTGCTCGCGGCCCTCCTGGCTGACGCGCACGTTGAAGCGGTCGTAGACCTGCTCCACGTCCATGAACTGGGTGTGGATGGCGTAGCGCGCCTGCGCGAAGCTCTGCACGTAGGGGTCGATCACGACGTCGAACGGCGACAGCGCCACACAGTCCGGGCGCCCGAGCTCTTCGCTCATGTACCACTTGTGCCAGCCGGTGCCCATGATGATGGCGTACAGCAACGCTTGCGCGCGCACGTCCGTCCAGCCGATCTTGGCCGGCGACAGGAGGTCATCGAGGTAGGACTGCTGCACGCGCGCGTCGCTGCGGTCGTGGGCGTCCGCCGTGGTCGGTGACACCTCCGCGCGCGGGTTGTGCGCCATCGCCTTGGCGTGCGCCTGCATACACATATGCATGATCTTGTTGGAGATGATGCGCGCCGTGTGCTCCGTCGCGCCGGGCGGGCGCGGCACGGTCGCGACGCGGCCGGCGGTGTCGTCCCACTGCGTGTACTGGTATCCCGCGAAAAAGGACTGGTTGAGCCACCAGTCCGGCTCGAACGCCTCGCGGCGCTTGAGGGCGTCGTCGCGCAGCTTGTCCAAGAACCGCGCGACCGCCTTCTCCTCGTCGCCGCGCAGCGGCGCGGACTCGATGCTCACAGCGCGGCCTTGCGGGCGCCGCGCTTCTTGGCGTCCGCGACGAGCTCGGCTTCAGCGGCAGCGCCAGAGGCGGGGGTCGGGAAGTCCGGCTCGAGGGCGTCCTTGGGCTGCGGCGGAATGGGGTTCGGGCTGTCGCACACGCGTTCCAAGAATTGCTTGGCGCAGTGCAGCGACAAGACGGGGATCGGGCTGCGGGGCTCCAGCATCTCGGTTCCCTGGAACGTGCAGTACGGCGGGGTGCACTGCGACGTCTTCACGGGGCTACACATGCAGCCGCCCCCGCCGCCGGCGAAGTCGTTGGGGTTCCTGCTGGTGATGCTGAACAGTGCGAGGCCCACGGATCTCCTAAAGGTCGATCCCAGCAGGGTACTACGCCACAACGCCGTCCTGCACGGCGGGGCGCGCGCCGGCCTGCGCGCGCAGCTGCTTGCGCATCAGCGCGTCGAAGTGCTCCTGCTCCGTGCGCTCGTCGGGCACCGCGGCCCCCTTGGCGCTGCGCACCCAGTAGCCGGCCGCATACTGGCTGCAGTCCACGAGGTGGTCGTTGCCCTTGCGCACCTTCTCGCGATACTCACCGAGGTCGACGTGCTGCGGGAGCTGGTCCTCCCAGCGGTAGCCCTCGATCTGCGCGTACAGCAGGGGGCACGCGCGCGTGGCGACGAACTTGTCCGTGGCGATGAGCTCGCCGAGCGGAGGCACGCGCAGCTTGTGGCTGTTGCTGAAGCCGGGCTCGAACGAGAACCCCTCGCGCCGGTAGATGTCGCGCAGCGTGTTGTTCGAGCCGCGATCGTGCTGCGCAATCGTCGTGGGGTCCGCGATGCGGCGAACGACGCGCCCGTAGCCGCGCTCGTGCAGCCGGCGCTCGACGCGCCTCCACGCCTTGGCGTGCAGCGCCGCAGGGAGGTCCCACGCCTGGTACTCCGCGACGGACACCATCCGGCCGCGTGCGCGGTCCAGCGCGTACCAGACGCAGCCCGTAGGGTTGATCTTGGTGCTGCCGGGATCCATCGTATGCAGCAGCAGCGGGCCGTCCTCGCCGGGCTTGGGCTTGAACTCCACGACGTGCTTGGGACCCCACTCCGGGTAGATCGACCCGGCCTGCTCCTCGAACATGCAGAGCACGTAGCGCTTGACGTACGCAACGCCCTTGGACAGCTGGTCCAGCACGAACTTCAGCGGGAGGTGGGGGTTGTCCAGCGTGGTGCTGATGAACACCTCCGCGTCGTCCCAGCGCGTCTCCGCGTTGACAAAGCGCTTCCACAGCCAGTTCTTGCCCTCCGGGTTGGACGCCAGGCAGCACTGTTGGCGCATGGGCAGCTTGGGTGCGTAGCCGCGCTCGAGCGCGGCCGGCAGCGGACGCACCTGCCGC